CAGTTGAAATTAACGATACTGCCGCAGTAGCGGTTGTACCATCATCTACGGTACCGGCGTAGTTACCTTTAACGCCGTCAGCTGCCGCGGCAGCATTATAATATTGATTAGGTTGACCATTCTGAGCAGCTACATAGGTATTGACCTGGCTCGCTACTTCCTCAACTACTAATGGATCTAGTTCCACTGCCACTGATATGCTAATACCGCCAAAGGTTCCACTAGCACCAGGCGATTGCCAAAGAGCAATTGGGACGTTATTGGCGTAGACGTTGCCGCTATGGTAAACGTCGGCAACGTGTACTACTCCGTGAACTCTTGCACCTGGTACGTATGGCATTTTTTAATCCTTATAAAAATCTAGGCAAACTATTTGTTATGGTGCTAATATTTGCAAATAATGTATTAATGGTTGCTGTTGAAGAAATCAAAGAACCCAAGTCTTGCCTATACCAATCATAAATTTCTGTAGGTGCTACCCAATCGTAAGGTCCAACATGCCTAATACCAGTAGTAGTAGATGCGGTTGCAATTCTTTCTAATGACGATGCAATTCTTTCAAGATACGGACTGTAATCATATGCTATCGATATGCTTCCCGTACTTGTTGAAACGATTGTTGGTTCCATAATAATATCCTAAACTACTATTTACACTAGGGCAATACCAGTTGTTCCCTGTACATATTGATCGGATGCACTTTTTTCTGCAAGTACCATAACAATGATGTGATTGTGTTTAATAGTAACATTGTCTGCTCCGCCTAAGAACATAAATGGCATCATACCTAGTCCTTGTGCGCCAATGCTTACACTTTTAGGTCTGTTCAGTTTAACATACTCTGCGGTATCTTCATCTAAACGTCCGATGATCTCTTCACCGGAAATTAATTTAATGCTCACTGTATCACCAGTGGCTGCGGGTTTTTGAATTAACATATTATTCCTTATCTTCTTCTTTGGGTATTTCGCATAAAGCTTCAAGTGTTTTGTAATGCTCGTAGGCTTTTTTAAGAGCCGCGAAGTGCTCTAGTTTTGCAGGGTCTGGTTGGAGTATAGCAAGCCGGTTTGAAATAGTTTCCATAAACTCTGAGATATTCCGGCCGTTTATCATAACCTTGCCTTCGAACTCTGCGTCACCTGAGACTTTTAAACCTGGAGTTGACGAACTACTGCTTATATTCCAATTTGTGTTGCTCCAGCTAGTGCCATTCAAGCCGCTGGTTAAAAAGCTACCAGAGCTACCAACTGCACCATAGTTGCTACCGCTACCGTTACTAATAGTAATGCTAGATGGTGTTGTACTATAGGAGTAATTATAAGAGTTCATACTGCTAGTATCTATCATAGTGATACTGTCGTAATCTTCACCACCGGATAGATCAATGGTGTTCTCATCTACAATAGGCTCGTTATCCATTTAGGTGTGCCTTTAGTTCAGTAAAGCCACCAATGAGTTGATCATTGATAAAGATCTGTGGTACTGTTCTTGCTGTGGGAATTGCTTCTAACAATTCTTCTTTAGAATACCCATCACCAATTTTCTTTTCTTCAAATGGAATACCTCGTTGTTTTAATAATGCCTTTGCCTGATCGCAAAATGGGCAGTGGTACTTCGACCACACAATTGCTTTAGTCATTTTTACTTCCTTATAGATCTGGTAATTCTTCATAGCTAACTGAATCGCTCATAACACCAATAACATAATTGGTACTTTCGTTTTCCTGTAATGCTGTTTGTTTTTTGTTGATGTTAACGTGCTTGTTAAACCAAGGGATAGGACTGGCCTTAGGATGCTCTCCAGCATACTTAATACCAATTTCTTTTAATCTTGTAAATGCTGTGTAGTCAACAAAGTCACTGAGAATGGCGGCGTTAAGACCGATAACTGGACCTAGTTTAAACAAATAGGTCGCCCAGTCTTTTTCTTCATTAACAACTTCTTGATATAGGGCATAAACTTCTTCAGCACATTCTTCTTCCAACTTGACAAAATCTGCGTCGTCTTTACCAACATTGTTGATCAACCAAGCCGTCCACTCAGTGTGTAATAACTCGTCTTGTAGAATTAAACTAATAATATTGCCATTGCCAATGTATATCTTATTCTCTACCATGGCCAATGACGTAGCAAAACTTACCATGAAGCGTAATGCCTCCAATGCATATGATGCATGTAGTGCCATCCATATGGCTCGCTTGTGAGCATAGATTCCAATGTCTTCGCCCAACTCTTTACGGCAGTTAAGAATATGAAGTTCCTCATAATAACGACCAATGTTAGCTGCCATACCAACAATTTCAGCTGTGTCATGAATCTTATTAAATTCTTCTTTGGGTACTCCATAAACATTCCTTATGATGTGACTGTAACTTTTACTGTGAATATTAGTTTCAAAGAAACTCCAGTTACTCACAAGTGCTTCTAATTCTGGAACACTGATTACAGGACTGAATACTTGATTAGGAGCACGACCTTGGATACTGTCTAAGGCTGTCTGACGTAGTAGGTTGCTGGTAAAGATATGCTTGACAGCATCGCTGGCATCTTTGTGATCCATCTTGTCTTTGGTGAGACTGATTTCTTCAGGCACCCAAAAGAATCCACGAGCAAGTTCTTCGTACTTGGCAATTTTAGGATACTTAACCTCTTCAAAACGTTGCACTGTTACAGGACCTTCTGGATCCAAGAACATATGACGTTTAAGATAGTTTGTTTGTTTACTTAGGTTATATTGTTGTTTGCTCATAATTTGCAGGCCTCGCAGTCATCATCATATATTGTAATTGGTTCCGCAGTTATAAGAGGAGTGTTAGTCCCTGTGACATCAGCTTTGGCCCCAACCTTGTTAATTAAACTATAGTATATAGTTTTTAGTCCCCATCTGTAAGCCAACATCAAGTTCTTAGCAATTACAGTTGCGGGTACTTTACCACCTTGATAATTAGCGGGATTGTAGAATGTATTAGTGCTTAGACTTTGATCAACATATACTGCTAATACAGCACTAGTTTTCAAGTAGTCAATACAATCTGTTTGGTCCCACATAAGTTGGTAACGATTCTTTAGACGTTTGTACTCTGGTACTACTTGTACAAACGATCCGGCTTTTGATTCCTTGACAGAAATCATTTCCATAGGCATTTCAATTCCGTTAGTGCTGTTTAAAACAACACTGCTAGATTCAACTGGTGCCACGGCCATTAGTGTTGCATTACGAATACCATGCTTGATCATACGTGCTCGTAATGGTTCCCAGTCCATGCTGGGTGTAAAGTCAGTGAGTTCATTAACTCCAGCCTTGCGCCTTTCCCAGGGAAATACTCCCTTACCGTAGTAAGTGTACTGACTACGTCCGCATGGGCCTCGTTCTTGGGCAAGCTCGACACTGGCTTCAGTAAGGTAGTATGCTTGGTGTTCCATCCAACGTTTAACTTCTGCCAGTGCATCTTTCTCACCGTATTTGAAACTCTTACGAGCATGCCAATAGGCCAAGTTAGTAATGCCAACACCTAGTGGTTCGAAATCTGTGTTGGCAAGTTTACTTTGTACACTTAAGAAGTCTTGGTAGTTTAATAAATTACTTAAACTGCGAACTAGCACACGACATGCTTTTCTCATTTCTTGTGGATTTCGGAACGCACCCCAATTTATCGACCCAAGAGTGCAAAGAGCAATTCTTCCTTCTGGGTCTTCAATTCTCTGGAAAGGTCGGGTGGGTAAAAGTATCTCTTGGCATAGGTTTGATTGATATATTGGATCCACCGTTGTATCAAAGGGACCCTGGTTGATAACGTTGTCGATGTTGACAAGATAAATGCGCCCAGTATCAGTTCTCTCCTTAAGAATTCCATTTTTGAATATCTCATCCGCCGATACAACTTTCTTTTTCTTTGTCTTATCTTGTTCATATTGTAGATACAACTTTTCAAATTCTGCGCTGTCACGATAGTAGGCTTCGTATAGGTCCGGAACTTCTGCCGGGTCAAATAACGACATTGTTTCGCCACGCTTATAACGATTCCAGAACATGGCATTAACTACTACACTATAATCCATTTGGCGCACACGAGTTTCGTCTGTACCTTGATTATTCTTAAGCACAATTAAGTCTTCAAATTGAGCATGCCATACTGGAAATGTAACTGTACAGCTGGCATTGCGTATGCCACCTTGACTGCATGATCTTAAATCGGCGAACCATTTCTTTAGGAAGGGTACTAGACCCGTATGCTTGATTTCACCATTGCGAATTGGGGCGCCTAACGGTCTGATTCTGCCTATTTCGAGACCAATACCGGCTCGTTTTGAGGCATATTTGGCCATCATTTCGCCTGCGGCGAATATCGAATCAAGGGTATCGTCACTGCTAATAAGCACACAACTACTGAACTGTTTAGTTGTAGTACCGAGGCCAGCGAGCACAGGAGTAGCGAGAGTAAAATGACCATCGGACGCACATTCATAATATTCCTTAACAAGTTTTAATCTAGTTTCTTTAGGTTCATTGTGAAACGCTGTAGCAGCCGCAATAGCATAACGAACCTGTGGGGTTTCATAAATTTGTCCTGTAGCACGATTTTGCACAAGATACTTTTCGCATAGTTGTGCTATGGCTGCAAATGTATATGTTTCGTCTTTGTCGTGATCTAAGAACAAATCAATGATCTTCCATTCGTCCTCAGTGTACCAATCTAGCAATTCGCTGGTGTACATGCCCGACTTAACATTCTTTTGTACAATCTCGTATAATGGAGGAGGATCGTATGCACCGTATACTTCTTTGCGTAACATACTAACACGTTGTCTGCCTGCTACATATTGATAGTTAACGTTGTTAATTTCCGGATTTTCAGTTTCGTCAATTAAATTAACCATGGCCTTGAGCAACAGCTCATCTATGGTCTCGGTGCTCATGCCATCGTGCAATTCTATTTGCGCTTTAATCTCTACCATGGACGGGCTAACTCCGTCGATGCCTCTGCAGCCGTGGGCTACCTGTCTCTGTATTTTTGCGATATCTAACGGGACACGATGCCCATTACGCTTGACCACTGTGATCATTAAGTAACCTCTTTTTATTGTTCTAAGCTGATATTTACCTTGGGGCGCTAACTTCTATTAGATTTTCTAGTCTAAACGAGTCAGGTACTTCGGGTAAAAGAATCGGTCCATTATCACTGTAGTTTATAACCCAATTATCATCTATGTATAATAGATTATACTGTCTTGTTCGGGAAGAGTCAACTAATGTTCTTAGTTCTATCTTACTACTTTGATATTTTTTTGTCAGTTTTAAAGTCCAGCCAATCATCAGTGCTTTGGTAAAATCATCATATTTGTTCTCTTCAATGATTTCCCAGGGACTGGGCCAGCTTTGTTGGTAGTATGGATCTACGTTTCTGTTATGGGGCGTGAAAGGAGCTTGGTGCCAAAAATCCCATACCTCTTGTAAAGGATCATTAGCCTCGTCTAGCTTTCTTCTATGATTTGCCCATTCTGTTAATCTGTCGTCTACAGCTTGGTTAAACATTAATTTCCTTACAGCATTAATTTGGTTTGAAGTTCTACTTGCACAGAGTGTGTAGCCAAGCTACATCCAACTAGATCAAAATATGAATATGTAGCAATAGAAGTATCGATGCCCCAGAATATTCCAGGGTCTGTACCATACATATTATGTTCATCTACAAGTTGAATATCTGCTGGAACACCTGTTGCAGGATCGGTAGGTCTAATATAAACGTGTAATGTCCCTGCCTTATTAACGTGAATTCCACCAGAACCCCATGTATTATAAGTGCATTGATATTTTATTATTAGGTGTTGTTCATTGTCTGTTATAGGCAATCTCATGATAGGCGTTATTGACCACAGGGTATCAACACCAGGAGCCGGAGCCAAAGTAGCAGTAGATACTGAATTAAGATCTATAGTAGCTCTGCCATCTATCAATGGATAGTATATAGAAGTAATACCGGGAGTTGTTCCAAGTTTAGTGTTATGATATTGATATCGTCCAAAGTAATCATTGACGCTAGCATTACCACTAGTGGCAAACTTAATAACAGAAGTACCACCTGTAGAGCCTTCAGGATCACCGTTATCTCCTACGTTTACAAATGAATTGTTTTGACTAATGTGATTAGTAGGAATACTCAGTGAGTTTGCTGCCCCTACATAAATTCCTTGTTCGTAAATATCTTGAAATTTATTGTTTACAATTCGAGCATAAACAGGACCAGCATTGGCCAGAGTAAGTGTATTTGTAGCAGTATTAAATGCAACACCGTATTTTGAATATGAAAAACTATTATTTTGTATAACAATATGCTTTGATTCGTAATTTGATTTTATATCGTAATATAAACCAGTAAATTGGCAATTGTCAATTAAAATATTTTCAGGAGCATTAACACCGTATCCTCTAATGTCTATCCCCGTATATCCAGGACCGCCAAATGTTGTTCCAGATTCAAACACAGTTGAGGTAATAGTTCCTTGGAATTTAACTTCTCTAATAACAGCATTTTCTACGCCGTCTAAATTTAAAAGGGCAAGATTTGGATTAGTTAAACTTGCACTAGTATATTCTAAGGTCATTCCCTCAATGTGAATATTCTTAGGGCGGCCGGAACCAGTTATTGAAAGTTCTGCGCTAGATGTACTAGTAACATCTAATTCTCCTTGGTTGAAATTGGCTGCCGAATAAGAATTTCTTCTATTAACAAAATCAACTGTTTTAAAAATACCGGTACCTGATGTAGCATCTCTAATAATAGTCTTGTCTATGCCTTCGCCAACAATGACAGTGTTTCTAGGAATCTTTAACGTTGTTCCTATATTGTAGATACCTGCTGGAAAATATAATTTTTTATTGAATTTTTTTGTATTGCCCGGGTCGTAAGCAGTAGCCGTGTTAATGTCAGTAATAGGTGTCGGTGATCCAGGTGCAAAGGCATCAACATGCCAATCTAAAAATAAATGATCAATTGCGGCCTGTACTCCTATGCTACAATCAGTTGAGGATGCAGTGGTTATAAAATCTGCGATACTAACAAAATCATCTAATTTATTTTGTACATATCTTATTGCTATGTCTTGACCAGTTAATGATGTTATATAAGTTGAAGAAGTAATTTTTTCTGAGTTGTACCAACTCCAAACATAATTTGTAGCAGTATTAAGCATACCTTCGGATGCTAATCTTCTAAACAAATTAATATCATTTTCTGTTAAAACCCGCACGTTAGTATCGCGAGCCCCACCGTCTTCTCTCTTTAAACCAATATATAAAGTTTCATTATCTGCCGCCCAAGCAAATTCTCCACCTGCAAGCTGCGGAATTCCTGTTTGGTTTTCTTGTCCTCGACGGACTTGTATTTTTGCTATCTCAATAACGGCCATGGAAATATCCCCTGTATGAGATATTTATGCGTTGAGATGCTTACTTGGCCAGGGCGTAGTACTCTTCTACCTTAGAAAGCCACATATCCTGATATTTGTTAAAATCTTCAGGTTTTAGATCAAACTGCTGATATACTTCACCGCCTACTTTAATGCTGTCATCCCCACGACTACACATGAAGATAACGCCTCGACGCATGTCAGTACCGTAAACTGCATTATGTGCCATAATGTAGGCCATTAGCTGTAGATAATAATCTTCTACCCACTCTGCCTTCTTGGGCTTGTTTGTTTGCTTGTGATCGGCAATACACGGTTGACCTTCATATACACCCACTAGGTCAGTAGTTCCACTATATAGACCTGGAAAGTATAAACTCTGTTCCATGGCCCATACTTCATCCATTTTGCTCAGTCCGTTAAGAATGATTTGATCTGCCATGGCATTGGCTTTGATGTGTACGGGATTGTTGCCAGGTTGTCTTGCCTCGCCAATTAAGAAACGTTCTAAGTTGGCATGCATGGCTGTACCAACACCTGCAGCCTCTGTGGTAATCTGCTGTGCTTTTTCAACACCTACTCGTTTCTTCCATTCATTCAAATGAGTCATATCTTTAGTAGCACTAAGGATAGTTGTCACACTAGGAAGACTTTCGCCATCTGGAGTTCTGTAAACACGTTTACGTGTAACAGGATCATTCACTTGTACGCAGTTTTTATATTGGAATCGTTCAACGAACGGAGGAGGAGTATAGATTGTCATAAACTTAATTATAACAACCTTTTACACTAATGTCAAATATTTGGCTTTAATTGTTTGGCATTGCTAGATGCCATTGCAGACACAGCAGGGCTAGCGCCTACCTCTGCAGGTTTTTCTTGATTTGGATTTTTTGTTTTAGTTTTTAATATAACAGCACCATCGTCTGTGATACTATCAATAACATCGCCTGCTGGATCGACAGCGTTCTTTAATGCAATTAAACCATCTGGAGTACTAATACCTAGACCAAACGGTCTAAGTAATTTCATTACAACAGCAAAAGGCAAAGTAGAACTTTGCCCTTCTCTGTTTGCCTGTCCTTGGAGAACTGCTAGAACATCTCTAGCACTTCCCAAGTCTACTTCTAGTAATCTCATTTAGCTAATTTGCTTAGAATAGAATGGCTTTCAGCTAGTTTGCGAGCAAACTTGCTTTCACGCATTTCACGACCAGTTGTACCCATGCCTGCGGCTGCATCACTGGCACCAAACTCATCAGCTGGAGCATTCATTTCATCAGGTGCTGCCATGTCCATGCCATCTGCTGGGGGCATACCTGCATCCATGCCTGGATCCATGCCCATTGCGGCATCTGGAGTAGCTTCGCCTGCTAGTACTGCAACAGCGTTAGATACTGCTTCACGTTGTTGTGTTAGTACTTCTAAGGTAGCACTTAGGGCTGGACCAACTGCTTGCTTGAAAGTTTCTGCTTCTGCTGCTCCGAAGTCCGCTTTGATAGCATCTGCTAGTTCAATCATTGTTTTAGTTTGATACTGACCAACACGTTGCATCCATGATGTGTAATCATTGACCATGTCGCCAGCAGCGGTAATAGCCTTGGCCTTACCTTCTTCATCTTCGTTTAATAGGAAGCCAAGACTCTCGTTGACAAACTTAACATTGTGTTTGAAACGTACATTAGCTTCAGCTAGTTTAGAAACAGACTCTTTGGTCTTCTTAGCTTTCTTGTCGCTGTCAGGAGTCTTAGGAGCATCTTCGCCACCGTAGTTTTTACCTGCTGTGTGCTTTAGGCCTGTAGCAGTCTTGGTAATCTCACCACCTGTGCTAGACTTCTTCTTCTCGCCTGGTTTCATATTAGCTGTGCCAGCGGCTGCTTTCTTAGCATCGTCAACAGTTGGGAAACCTTCTTTGACCTTGGCAAAAGGATTGACACCTTTCTTAGGACCTGCTTTCTTTTCTTTAGAGGCTTTTTTCATTGGCTCTTTCTTGTCGCCATCTTTGTCCATATCTAAGAAATCTGGCTTTGCACTTTCTTCAAATGGCTTGCCTGACTTGGCAGCGGCTTTAGCACGACTACCCCAGACTTCGTCTTTTGGAGTTTCAACTTTGCCGTCACCGTCATAGTCTTTACCAGCGGTACCCTTAGCGTGGATTTTGTACTTAGGTGCTTTAACACCTTTCTTAGCTTCGCTAAGTTCTATCATTTTGTCTTTTAATTGTTTTAAGTTTTCGCCTAGCATTTCTTTGATCCTTGTGTTTAGCAAGGCTAGCATGGCCTTGTCTTTTTGGTATGTTTCGTTGGTCAGCAAATCATTAATACCTGCTTTGCCTTCCTGTTGGAAAACTTTGGTACGCAGTCTATTTCGCATATCTTCTAGTTGTTCCCTAGAATACTTAGTCAAGTTGACGTTGACGCCAAACATTTTGTTCATATTCTCTTTTAGTTGAGAACTTGTAGGTTTGTTTCTAAAATCGCTGGTCTTCATAGTTGTTCCAAAAGAATGATTAAATTTATTTAGCTAAAACGCATCAGTTTGTCAAAACCATTGAATATGGTTTTTCTGTGCTGTTCTTTCCTGTGTTTAGATATTTTGAATTTAGTAAACATTACATCTGCCCGGTCTACATTATTAGACTTTAAATTACGTTCTGCCAGTGTTAAATGCAGTTCTTCTTCAAATAGTGCATGTCCGTATCTACGGTCAGCATCTAACAATTCGCTGTCTAGGTATTTACCCAGTGCTAGTCTATTAGCCAGCATGGCAGCAGTCTGTGGTAAATTTATAAATTCAACAACTGCTTCGTTGCTATAGTTTAAAATGCTATAGAAGCCAGTTTTGTTTTTTTTAATTGTATAGTAGCCTACCCGTATTGAGCCATCGGGTGTTTTGGTGGGAACGATGATCCCCTGGCGTTTTAATTGTTCTTTAACATCAAGGCCAAGTTGTTTAACTTTTTGATAGATGTCATCAGGAGTTTGTTTCATTTATGTTCTTTATCAGTGTGCGGCTATCATTACTTATTGTGTATATGCCTTTCCTGACAAGGTTCTGAGCCAGCCACTGATCGTGTTCGCTGAGACTATTAATGGAAACTTTGGTGCTGTGGCTTTCGATGAACTGTTGTTCTTGATTTGTAATAGCGATACTGGTGCCAGAAAGTAATTGTGCTATTTTCATATTAAACTCCCGGAACTAGGGCACCGGCTGCGGGCGGTGCTGTGGGATTACCTTCAGGTTTTTTACTCATGATTGTTTTCATTAGTCCTGCCATCTGTGTGGGCAAGCCTGGTTTAGCAATAGTAGCTTTGGCATAATCGCCTAGTACTTTTTCTTGATCAGGAGTTAGTTGTTGTTTTTGCTGTATGGCTGTAAACGCTTTGAGAAAGTCATCTGTGCTGTTTACATTAATTTGATTTTGTTTTAACAGTTGATCTAGTTGCTTACTGTTAGGATCTGCTTGCTGTTGACCTGGAGCAGAAGTTCCCGGCTTTTGTGCTGTACTCTGCACTGGCTGGTTTGTGGGCATTGTAGAGGAACCTGTAGTTCCTATAGGGCCTTGTTCTGATATGAGGTCTGATATACGCATTATTTTATAAGTGTTAAAATAGTGTCAGCATGTGCAGATGCCCAGCTCACTACCACAGCACCACCGGCGATCATATAAACCCACTTTTGCTTCCACTTCTCTAATTCTGAGATCTTAGTTGCAAGTTCACTGTGTTGATTACATGACGCTGAATACATTTCGTCTAATTTACCTATTAGACTATCTCTAGTTTTATCAAGGCAGTCATGCATATCTTTAACATCTACCTTGAGGTCGTCAAGTTTTCCGTTCAAATTCTCTACCTTGGTCTCAACTATACCAAGTCGTTCTACTGTAGTGGCCATTTAGGCTATCTCCTTATGATTGTAATACTTACTAACGGGCCTTAAATAGTGCCTTGGAGTGCCTTGATGATTGTGTTTTTATTTCCTGGATCTTTTAATTCAAAGATCGGCTTGACTATATTTATAGTTTCTGTTAATTTTTGGATAACCGGTACACCGTGTACGTCTTCATTTAAGCAACCAATAACGTTGCCATCATCACTGACGTATACCCCGGTACGGTCTGGAACAAATCTAAATGTCCATACAGCATGTTTACCTTTAAACTCTGACCCAAATCCCAAACCTTTAACATCCTTGACTTCCATCTGTGGAGCAGTGTCGTAGTTTATAATGGATCTAATTTCAACGCATTGTTTAAGCGTGGTAAAGTTTCTATGTTGATCGTGTTCGAGCTGACTGCCTTGTTTAGGTCTTGCAACCTTGGTGTCAGTGACATCGACTAATGTTTGTATTTCAATAACTTGCATAAAGTACCTATATAATTACAGATATTTATGTCAAAAGAAAGGGCGTATAAAAATACGCCCTTGTTATTTAATTTAAAAAATTAAATTGCACCAGCTGTTAAAATACCAGCTGCTACTGATGTAGAAGCGTTGTTAACGCTTTGTAGGTTACCAGAAGCCTGAACTAGGTCTTCTAAGTGAGCAGCAAAAGTTTCGCTGTTTGTACCGTCGTATGTATCAGTACCGAAGTTACCACCGATAGCAACAACACCAACTGTTAGTTCTGTGCCGCTGTTCTTTAGTGAACCGATGATTTCGATAGAGCAAACTTGAGCAATAGCGTCAAGTGCTGCCACAACTGGTGAGCGAACACCGGCTGCTGTTGCACCTAATTTAGCTGCCACTGTGCTTGGGAATGTCAACGTGAAAAACTGTAGAGTTGGTCCGTTTTTGAAGTGTGGAATTGTTACACTTTCGTTCTTTTTAATTTGTTCTGCCATTTTAAAATCTCCTTGATTTTTTTAATCGTTTTTAAGTTCCCCTATGGAACTTGTATGTTTTTATTTAGCCTCTTTGGAAAAAAATACCTATAATGGCCATTAATCTTCTTCTTTTACATCACCTTCGATGACTTTAAGACCGCGAGCAGTTTCTTTAATGTCACGTACTTTACGTATTCCACGAGTAAATTTACTGGGGTCGCCGCCTTTGATACTGTTGATAAATCGGCGCTCTAACTCGTAGGCTTGTTCTTCTGGGAAATTTTCTTTGATAATGGCTAGAAGATTGATAGCACTATTGATAACATGCGTGGCTCTAGACTCTATTACTGCTTCATTGTCTTTTTTAACGGTAATTGAGTTTAGTTCTTCTAGAAGACTTTTGGTGGCTCTTTTCAAGTTAGTATCCTTTGCAATATTTAGCGAATTTGTAATCATAGTATAGCATAATGATTGGAGGAATAAAACCTTGTAAATTGTGCGGTCGCAACATATAATGTATAAATACTCAGTAGAAACCATTAGTCTACACAAACACACAGGAAAAAAATGAAATACATATCAGAAAAAATGTTAGCCATCTTGGAACGTCTATCCGAAATGTTCCCAGGTAGCTCATACCAAAGCCGCTTAGACTCGTATCTAAGCACCAAAGGCATTACCGATGCCGCACAGTTGGAAAACTACATCCGACAATTTAATTCTCAAAAGGAAAGATATCTATGAAAAACTTTTTAAACACACTATACAACATTGGCCTAAGCATTGGACAGGCAAGAGCTGCTGCCGCTATGGCCCGTGCAGGCATGCACAAAGAAGCTCAAAAAATGATGGCGGGCTAATCATGGAATTAGCTGCTATTCAAATTATACTATTTGGGGTGATAATTTTTGTGTATATGGCAGAAGAGTTTAATAAATGACATTTATAGAAACTCTTATAATGTTGCTACGCTGGCAGCAACAAGGGTGGGAAGTACATCCTATCGTCGACTCTGAGTTTAGGGTTGGATTTAACCGTTAATAAATATTGGCATGAAATTAGT